AGCGCAGTCTCATTGCTGTGCCTTCCGGTGGCGGAATCGATCCAGACGTTCAAACATTCTCAGCCAATGGAACTTGGACAAAGCCAAGCGGCTGCAAGCAAGTGCGAGTCATTCTGATTGGCGGTGGAGGCGGTGGTGGCTCAGGTATGTTCGGGACTTCTGGCTCTCAATGTGGCGGAGGCGGCGGTTCTGGAGGCATGTATGTGGTGAAAGATTTCGTTGCCACTGCCTTGCCTGCAACCGTTGCTGTGACCGTTGGAACTGGTGGAGCGGGCGGAGTCGCTGTCTCAACCAACGCATACAATGGAAAAGATGGTTCAGATGGCGGAACAACTTCTTTCGGAACATACGCAAAAGCTCTTGGCGGAAAACGCGGTTTCGGTGGAGCGAGATTCAAAACTGGTAGAGCTGACTTTTTCGCTGGAATCGGCGGTGATGCGCATCCTCTTTCTGTAAGAGGCGGCCACTCAAAGATTGGCATCGGAGACACGGCAGGAGATACGATCAACGCTCCCAGTTCTGGCGGTGGAGGTGGTGGAATCTCGACAACCGCTCAAGGCGGAGGCTCTGGCGGAACCGCTCAGATTGGTCCAGGCGGGAATGGTGGAGCAGGTGGCTTCTCAAGAGCAATCGGAGCAGGAGACTCTGGAATCGCAGGATCAACCTATGGCGGCGGTGGCGGTGGCGGTGGAGCATCAAAAGGAACAAGCTCTGGCGCAGGCGGAAATGGCGCAGCAGGCATTTGCATTGTAGTATCGTACTAAACAAAGGAGTTGAACCATGAAGGTTAAATACATCGGCGAAGCAAATCACATTGTAGTTTTTATTGAGAAAACCTATGTGATGTTTGAAAAAGATGAAGTCAAAGACGTGGCTGATGAAGATGCTTTCGCTTTGTTCTCCAAATATCCTGGCCAATTTGAGAAAGAAGAAAAAGCAAAAGCAGCTCCGAAGGCAAAAGTTCTTCCTGAGGTAGTTGTTGATGAGCCTAAACTCTAATGCTCTCTGCACTGTCGCTCAGTGCAAGGCATATCTCGACATCAATTCATCTGATACGAGTCAAGATGCAAAGATTGAACTGCTTATCAACGCAGCTTCGTCTTTGATTGAGAACTATCTTGACCGTAAACTTATTTATCAAGGTTACGTCGAATATCATGATGGCAGAAACAGCGACCGTCTCCTTTTGAAGGAATGGCCTGCTACAAAGCCGACTGAAATCATCTTCGACCAGACTTGGACTTACGACTCGACGAATGTCATTCCTCCAGAGAACTATCAGCTTGAATCAGAAATCATGGTTGTTCTGAAAGGCTACAAGTTCCCAAGAGGAAATCGAAACATCAAAGTCACTTACTATGCAGGCTATCAATCTCCGGTCACGGGTGGCTCTGGTCCAGTCATGCCTGGAGAAATCGTCCAGGCGGCAATCATGACCGTTGCCTGGCAGTATCAGCTCCGCGCTGACAGACGCCTGGGAATCGCTTCAAAAGGCAAACAAGGCGAGTCAATTACTTATGTGAAAGGATTGCCTCAAGAAATCGCTTTCATGCTTGACCTACATTTCAGAATCGAAGTTCCGTTTGCTGAAGTGGGAGTGGAAAACGGATGAGTCGCTCTGATGCTCAAGCTCTTGAAAAAAGAATTATGGCAAAGCTTGAAAAGTTCTTGCCAAAATCAGAGCAACAGCAAAAAGCGTTGTTTAGAATCGGGATGCTTCTAAGCGAAGACATGCGTTTTCGTCTTTTGAGACAAGTTTATCAAAGACCACAGAATCCACGCAGGGTAAGAACAGGACGATTATTGCGTTCAGTGAAGTATGAAATCAACGACAACACGGTTACTGTTGGTTCATTTGATGTTCATTATGCAAAGTATTTTGAATTTGGAACGAAAAGAATGGCTGCCAGACCTTTCGTTACTCCAGCATTGCAGGCAAAATTGGCTCAAGTCAGACGTATTCTCGCAGAATTTGGAGCTTTGTGATGCCAGTTGCCAATGATTCATCAATTCTTGATGCCATTGAAACACAACTCAAGACTTTGACTTGGGCAAAAGTCGTTGAGACTGAGAACATCAAGCTCGCTTTCTCAGAACTTGGCGAACACGAAGTGCCTTACATTCAGGTTTACGACAATGGCCAAGTCTTCGAACATCAAAGAGGCGAGATTCTGACCCGCTGGCAGGTGGCTGTTGAGCTTGTTCTTCGATCTGCCTCCGAGAATCAGGTCAACATGAGAACCCTGCTCGACAAACGCCAAGAGATTGAACAATGCATCGGCTCGAAAGTGAATCTCGGGATTCCCGGAGTCATCAATGTTCTTTATTTGAGCAATACTCCAGACATCCAAATCGTCAAACCATTCTACGTCACAACCCTGCTGTTCGAAGTTGTCTATCGGAAGCGGTATGTGTCAGATTGCTAGTATGATACGCTTTTCGTGAATTGGGCCAAAGAGTGGCTGTCTGTTTTCTTGGAGGTTAAGCAATGGCTAAGAATTACGCGGCAATTTATGCCAATACTGGTGACAGCTCCGCGCTCAACCAGCGTTTCTATTTGAAAGAGGAAGTCATCAAAGGCTCAATGGCTTTGCCAGCTGCTTCTGATTATTTCTTTGCTTTGGCTGGCGGCTCTTTGAGCTTCTCTCAGCCAATCAATCCATCTCCTCACCGTTCTGGTCGCCATAACAACAACACCATCAAAGAGAAAAAAGCTCTTGAATGGTCGCTGCCAACGATGGTCAACATCGACACAGCTGTTGCAGCAGGCGTCTCTGAACTTGAATCTGCTTTGCGAGTTCTCTGGAAATCGCTTCTCGGCAAAGAAACTGTTTCGAGCGGCGTTTCGTATGACTCATCTGAAGACCCTTCGATAACGTTCTCGCTATTCGAAGTGGGTGATAAATGGAGTAAACAGGCATTTGGATGCTTTGTTGATGCTTGTGATATTTCTTTGCCTGGTGATGGCCAATCTCAGCTTGCTTGGTCTGGAATGGGTGTTGAATCGTTCTTGGTTGGCATCGGGAAATCAACTGTCAGCAACAGTGGTCATACGGTCACGCTTCAGGCTGGTGAGGGTAAACGATTCTCGGTTGGCGGACGCGTCATGATTATCAAGGCAGACGGATCGACTCGTTCAGCTGATACAGTTGCAGGTTCGGCTCGCAAGGTCGTTTCTGTTTCCGGTGATGTTGTCACGCTAGATGGTGCAGTTCTGGCTGACGCTGATGGTTCTAGTACTCCAGTTTATCTTTGCTACTTTGAACCAGTTTTGAATGGCAGTGAAGGCATCGACAATCCTCAAACTGGCTTGCAGGGTACTTTCACAAGTTCAAGCATCCCAGGCAATCCTTGCATTCGTTCTGCGAGTGTTTCAATCAAGAACGGACACGAAGTTGTCAATTACTGCTGGGGTACCGATGCTGCTTCTGGTTCGATCTTCGTTCCAGCGAGCCGTTTGGAAGTGGATGTGAAGATTGAATTAAACCTGAACCATGACTTGGTTGAGTTCTATAACTCCGTTCAGCAGTTCGAAGCTCAAGACCTGAACTTCAAACTTGGCGACACAGCTCTGCGCTTCTTGGAAATCGACATGCCGAAGGTCATCTTCCAAGTTCCTTCGATTGATGTTCCAGACACAGGATCGATTCCAGTCTCGTTCGAAGGTAAGGCATACCAAGATGCTCTTGACGCTGCCAATGAGGTGGTGGTTTCGTACAAGTGATGTTAGGCTCTTGGTAAGCAACAAGAGCGATCTCCTATCTGTATCGACCCGATGGCTCACTGCTGTCGGGTTTTTTCTTAACCAAGAAGGAAAAGAAAATGGCTTTGAATCTGAACGTATCTGCTGAAACTGCATTCACTTTTGTATCGTCGAAGGACTCTGCCATTCGACAGCCTGAAAATTATGCAGCATACTTGGAATCATTGGACGAGAGCTTGCTTGGACTCGAAGGAGAACCGACTCGCTTTCATCTGGTGGTTTCGTCAAAGCTTAAGGATGTGCTGGCGGCAAAAGATGGTCTTTCGGCCATTGCCATGAAAGCCAAGGATGGCGGTGACATTCCAATTTACTCTCTCATGTATCAGCAAGTCAGAATCGCATTGAAAGACATCAAAACCGGCGAAGAAAGCATGTTCCGCAAAGGAGCAGATGGCTTGGTAGCTGATGACTTGATGGCTGCGCTTGCTGCTCAAGACATTCTTCCTGAATTGTTCTCTGCTTTGCAAACTAAACAAGCAAACAGGTCGCCTGAAATCGCAAAAAAAGGCTGAGCGCACTTCTCGAATTGAACTTTGCTGACCATGCGAAGCTCAAGAAAGAAGGCCGCGCTTTTGATTGCAACAGCTGCAAAGTATCAAAGCTAAGACGTTGCCAAGAGGACCGATGGGATTTCACGGAAAAGGATGCGAACATTTTTCCGATGTATGTTCATCAAGGTGGCGATTTGTATGGATTCTGTCCTGCAAAAGCGACTTGGGACTCTTGGACAGTTCAAATGTATCGAACTCTCGTGGTGGCTGTGACCACAGGAGCGCAATGGTCAGATGGAGGCTTGGCAGAACAGCCGGAATGGTGGATTGATCTGCTATCATGGTTTTCGACGCGCTATGATATGACCAACTTCCAAAGGAAAGCGGTCATGGTACTTGGTGACGGCAAGGATGCTAAGTCTCAAGGAGTGAGCAGAAATGGCAATCAGCAAAGAACAACTAAGCGTTGAAGTCGTTCTCGACTCCTCAGGCGCAATAAAGGGAATAAAAGACCTTCAAGGACAATTTGTTGAACTTGATAAAGTCGTCAAAGGCAGTTCTGCCACAAACGACAAAGCAAACGTATCAACTGGTAAGCTCGGAGCAGCATTTGATGGAATATCATCAACGCTCTCGAAAGCGGCATTGCCAATGCTGGCGATTCAAACTGCTGTTTCAGGAGTTACACAGGTTTTTGATATTCTTTCGAACACTCTCGGTTCTTTCGTAGATGATTATGCTGCTGCTGAAAAAGCTCAAATCATGCTCACGCAGGCGATTGAGAACTCAGGCGGACGAATAAAGAATACTGCCGATGCTTGGGGAGAATATCTCGACGGTCTTCAGGAAGTGAAAGCGGTTGATGGTGATGTTCTCCGTGGCCTGGTCGCGCAAGCCGTTCAAATGGGATTCTCTGAAGCTCAAATCAAGTCGTTGGTTGAAGCAACTATCGGACTTTCGAAGGTCACGGGAGATAGCCTCGACGGATCATTCCAAAGATTGATTGGAACGACTCGCGGAATGGCTCGCGGATTGGCAGTTCTAGTTCCAGAACTTCAAAACATGACCCAAGAGGAACTCCAATCAGGAGACGCCTTCGCCATAGTCGCGCAAAAGTATTCGAACGCAGCTGATGGAGCAGGCTCATATACTCATGCCGTCAAGCAGATGAAGCTGGCTTCTGGTGAGCTTGCTGAAGATATTGGAAAGCTGATTATTCAGACTTTCAATCTTACTTCTGCAATGGAACATAAAGTTCAGATAGTAAACAACGTAAGAAACGCACTAGCTTCTGTCGATGTAAAAGCATTATCTGACAAGTTCAAAGAGTTTGTTATTGTTGCTGGACCAGTTGCAGCTGTAATTGGTGGAATCACTCTTGCGGTTACAGGACTTGGTGCATCAATGGCGGCTGCTATTGCTCCGGTTCTTCTTATCACAGCTAAAATAGCGTTGATTGTTGGAGCAGTTGCAGGCGTTATCGCAATCATTGAAATCCTCATTAGAAACTTCGGACTATTCGATGAAGCTCTGGCGATGATTGCCAACTCTATCGCTTTCTTGTTCCTCAAGCCACTTGAGAATGCGGCTTGGTCATTGAAAGAGTTTCTTGGTTTATTCGGAGATAATGCGCTTACCAAAGCAGCAGACCAAGTATTCAAAGGAATCGAGAAATCGGTCAACTCATTGAAAGAAAATGTTTCAAATAACTTCAATAAAATAAAAGACAATATCGACACTGGATTTTCTGGAGAAGTCGTCAAGCAGGCAGCTAATTTCGTAAAAGGATTTACTTCAGAAACAAATAAAGCGCAGGTGTCTCTCGATAATCTTGGTAAAACAGGATCAAGAGTAAAAGTCATTGATGAAAAGGCTATCGAAGCAGCAAAGAACGCTCTCAAAGATATTCAGAAAGAAACAGCCAATCTGAAATTGCAGACTGCTCAGATGGGTGAAGATGAAATTACGCAAATCAAAGCGAAAACATCCTTCCAGCTTGAGGCAATCAAGAACAAGCAGAAAGAACTTCAAGACCAAGGCATCCTGAATGACAAATTGAAAGAGGCTCTGAAGGCACAAGAGGATGCAGTCAAAGTCTACGGTGATAAGGCAATCAAGGCAGCTGAAGAAAAAGCAATTCTTGAATCTCAAAAAGGACCGCTTTCAGAATTGAAGAAATTGAATGAAGATTCAGCAAAGTGGGTTGAACAGACTCGACTTTTAAATCTCGGAACTTTTGACGTCATCAATGAACAAGCTCAGATTGAACTCGAAAAGATTTCTGCTCTCGAAGAACAATTGAAGCTGACGGGAGCTTTGAACGAAGAAAATCAACAAGCACTCGAGACAGCAAGAAATACAATCGAAGAAATGAGAAGCGCGAAGACCGGCAAAGCAATCATGGAAGGCGTCAATAGCGCAATCTCTGCTGCTCAAGGCGGAGCAGATGCTTTGGTTGGAAACATGATTTCGCAAATCGGTAAAGCATTCGCACCTGAAGGAGGAGAAATGATTGCTGGAGTTGTTAATCTTCTTCGCAAGGGTGGAGAATTCACTAAAAAACTTGGTGAAGATTTGATTTCAATAATTTCGGATCTTCCAAGAATGATTACTGAAGGAGCGGTTGGACTTATCGAAGGCTTGGTAAATGGCCTGACGAAACTATTAGGTGACCCAAAAGCTGTTCAGGCATTCATCGAAAGTCTCGTAAAAATGATGCCAACTGTTATGGCAGCATTCGTTAAAGCGTTGCCTCAATTGGCGATTGCTTTATCTCGTCCTTCGTTCTGGATTGCCGTCGTAAAAGCATGGGTCACTGCTACGATTGAAGGATTTAAAGAAGTTTTCAAATCAATCGGTGATGCTCTTGGAGATATTGGAAAGGCACTTGGAGATGCAATTGGAAAAGCATTCCTTGATGCAATGAAAATATTCGAGAAAATCGGAGACGTCGTTCTTGAAGGACTAGGCAAGGCTTTCGATTGGCTTGGTAACTCGCTCGGAACCATTGGTCAAAAGATGTGGGATGGAATTTCATGGGTATTCGACCAAATTGGCAGCTTTTTCAAGAATCTGTTCAAGTTCGATGGCGGAGGGAAAGGCGCGGTTGAAGATTTCCTCGGCTTCGACTTTCCTTGGATTGCTTTTGCAGATGGTGGTTTCGTTCCAGGCAAGCCAAAGGTTCTTGGAGACTCATCGAAGAATGATACTGTGCCAGCTCTCTTGAGTCCCGGAGAAGCGGTTATTCCAAGAAGCATGATGAAAGACAAAGGCGTTGCAGCTTTCGTCAATTCTCTTTTCTCTGGAACAAAACCATCTGGTCATTTCCTCGGCATTCCTGGAACTGAAGCTGTTCCTTTCGGAGATAAAGAAATCAAACCTGCTGGAGATTGGCTGGGAGATACTTTCGTTCCAGATAAAATAAAGAAGATTTACGATTCCTTGAAAAGATTCATTTCCAATATCGACTTGAAAAGATTGGTTACTGACCCAATTGGAATGATTACTGATGCAATCAAAGGCGGTCTTGGATTCTTGGTCGAACCATTCAAGCAGATGATGAAGTTCAGTACAGGCGGAATCGTTCCCGGAAGCGGAACTGGAGACTCGGTGCCTGCAATGTTGACTCCGGGAGAGTTCGTCATCAATCGCAATGCTGCTCAATCTCTCGGAGCTGGCTTGCTGAATAGATTGAACTCTGGTTCCCTGCCAACTGACTCTGCACCAATCTTCAACATCAACTTGAACATCGAAACACGAGACGCGCTTGATGCTTCGTTTATTCGAAATACACTTGTTCCAACCATCAAGAGCGAGCTGAAGGCAAGTTCCTTGAGAGGTGACTTCGTGTTGTCAGCGAAAGGAGTTCGCTCGTGATTCAACTCATAGAATATGGATACCTACAAACTCCATATCTCAGCGAGTTCCCGTATCTTCAACCTGCTGCTGAGCAAGGCTTGGCTTTACAGGCACAGTTTGCAGTTGGCGTTGATGATGTTGCAGCTATTCAGTTCCTTGGAAATCTGACAAAAGATAAACCTATTGGCAGCCAATTCTCTGGATTGGTCAATGACTTCGAACAGACTCGCGGATTGCAAACTGAACTGGCAGTAATCTCGGAAGACATCGTAGGATTCCAGGCATCTGTCACGAACACTCAGGACGATGCAAATGGATTGCAGTCTTTGCTGTCAGTTTTTGCAGACAAATCTGCCGGATTCCAATTTGACTCTAGGCCGACTCAAAACAAGGTCAATGGACTCCAGGCTAAAGGCGTTATTGATGGAAAAGAGAGATTCAAAGGGATTCAATTCAAGCCTGGTAGAGTGGCTCACAGAATATGCTTTGGAAATGGTTATCTGAATGATGAACCATACCTGTCTGAATATCCGTATCTGAACTCTTTCATCTGCGCTACGTTCGGTATCCAGTTCCAGTCAGTCAAAGAAGACTCCAGAGCGATTCAGTTCCGGTCTGCTTTGTACAACACAACGAACCTTCGCATCCTGATGAACTTCCCAAGCCGTGGCACAACTGGCACGAACTGGACGGCAACCAGTACAGCATCCAGTTCAACCAACAGTTTCTCGATCAACAATGTGAACACTGACATCGTGGAACAATACTGGCGCTCGGTGACCGGCGTTCTGTCGGCCACTCTATCTTGCGATACGGAACTGCCTCAAGGCGTGTATCTGGACACACTGGCAATCTTGAATCACAACTTATCCGGTTCTGCGACTGTCATACTTCAAGGCTCAAACGACCCAAGTTTCGCAACAATTCCGGTGAACGTCACGCTGGAATATGAAGCAGTGAATATGTATTACATCGCTCCGACTCTGCCTCTGAATCCCTATCGCTACTGGCGACTGAACGTAAGCGACCCAGGTTCAGCTGATAACTTCTTGCGGATTGGAACGATTGTCTTCGGTTCGGCAATCATCTTCAGCCAGGAGAGCTTTGTCGACCGGGTTCGATTCGGACAGAAGCAATTCGTCGACAAGGTTTACACAGAAGGCTTCACGAACATCAGCAACGACAGAGGAAAGAAGAAATACTTGAATCTTGAGTTCAGGAATCTTTCGTATGGCCGAATCAACTTCCAGAATATGAGGGAGCTTTTCGATTACGCTGGCATCACTCTCAAGTGTCTCTACATTCCTGTGCCTCAACAGCCAAGCAGATTTGCTGTCTTTGGAAAGTTGGCAGATATTCCTGCTGAGGAGCATAACTACAAAGGTGCTGATGCCGATTACGTCGACTTCTCAATCGAAGTGGATGAGTCGCTATGAGTTCATCCAATCGAAAGCCATATCTTACGGCGAGCAGCATCAATCAGCAGTTGCTTAATTTTGCATCTGATAATCTCGCAAATCAGCTTGAGTTGATTGTTGAGATTCAGGCTCCAGATGGTTCAATCATTCGAGCTTCAGATAGAAATAAATACGTCGGCGAGCATTTTTACGAAGCTCTGACAAACTTTCCTGCTGTTGTAAGAACTGTTGGAGAATGGCTGACTGAAGGTCTTCTGTTCTCTGAAATGACGTTCGAGCTTTCAAATGCAGATGGTCGATACAATAAGTTCCTTCCAGGCGGAGCGAACTTTGCTGGATGGGTCGGTAGAACTGTTATAGTGAAGATTGGCTTGAGAGATGTTCAATCGAGCTTCTTTCAAATCTTCAAAGGAGAAGTGACAGAGGAAGCAGGTTTCAGCCGTTCAATCAAATCTGTGACCATTCGAGCGCGAGATGTTCTTGCGAAGAATAATGTTTCATTTCCCACAGGAGTCTTCACGCTTGCAGCTTATCCGAAAGCATCTGATGATTTGCTAGGCAAAACGATTCCAGTCATCTACGGAGATTGGACTGAACTCCTTTCTCCAATCACAGCCTCGATTCCATGCTATCCGGTCAACTCAAACGACATCTTCGTGAACAACGAAGAACTCACAGTGACCATCGCTCTTGGAACTCCTGCCGTCTTCTCAGCATATCGGCACTGTCTTGAGGCAAATGACCAAGTTGATTTGATGACAGAGGGAACGCTTCCCACAGGAATCACTCAAGGAAAGAAATACGTCAAAACGGTTCTTTCTGACTCGACGTTCACTCTCTCGGATACTCTCGGCGGGACAGCTCTCAATGCCTCTGGCACTCAAAGCGGAAGGCATTACATCACCAAGCATTCGAATGAACCACATGAGAATATCAAGCTCGTAATTTCATCAAATGCCTTGTTTTCGATTGACACAAGCAATCTTTACATGCGCCGTTCGAGTGTTCTTTATCAAGTGCCTGCTGCTGATGTTGTGAATATTTCGGTCAATAAGAACACATTTGAACTGAAGCAGAACTCGACGAACTGGTTCGAAGGCGGAAAGTATTACTTCGAGAGAGCAGACGAGTTCTTTATTCGCTGCAAAGGCAAGAATCTAAGCGGTTACGATAATAATGCGGTCGCTATCGCGCAGGATATTCTAACAACCTACGGAGGCGTCTCTGGAGGCGATTTCGATGCTTCATGGACAACCTTCAAAACCAAATCATCTCCTGCAACTGGTGCTGTAGCGAACTGGCGAGCGAGAGCTTGGATTGGCGAGCCGAAGAATACTATGGAGTATGCCTCGAATATGCTTCAGCAGGTCAGGATTCAGCTGTTTCAGAACAAGGATGCAAAGCTCGACCTTCATGCTCTGCATTGGGACGAGTTCGATGACACTCCGTCTTATACGGTGAACAACTGGGACGTCGAACGCGATAGCCTGAGACCGACTCTCGATGTGCAGAATAACTTCAATCGGTCGAAGGGAACCTTTGGATTCGCTCCAGAAGCAAATCAATCAGCCTTTTCGACAGTCTATTTCCGCAACCAGGCAGCAATCACTCAGAATGGCAGAATCCTGACCAGGGACTTGGACTACCCAAATCTGTATCGACTGGCAGATGTAGAGATTCAGGTCAAAGAGACTCTGAAACTGGCATCAGGCTATCGAGAAGTCATCGAAGTGACCTTGACCAGCAGAGCCATTCTTCAGGATATTGGCGAATGGATGCTTCTTGATGTGCAGATTGGTGCTTCTCAGTTCGTGGCTGTCCCATGCCTCATTCGAGAGATTGGGTATTCTCCAGATGGCTTAAAGTTGCCAGTAAAACTTTGGTCTTTTGCTATGCTGCCTTTTGGAACATGGAATCCCGGCTATACAGGCATTGTCGGCGGAGCGTCGGCAACTATTACAGCAGAATGAATTGGTGTATCTTTGAACAGAACTTAACGGAGGCTTGAATCATGGCAGTCACTTTGACTATCTCGGAAACACTCAGCGGCTCAGAAGTGGCTGACAGCCTCGCTGGCGGCGGAACAGGCGTCGATCTCGGTCAGGTCGTCAACGGACAATATGCTCCAATCGTTGACCAGGTTACAAACGCCGGAGCGCAGGTTCTATACCTTCGCCATAATGCAGTGGTCGACCCAATCACGAACCTGAAGTTCTATCTCGACTCGTATAGCAGAACTGGATTCACATATGGCGGCGCCTCAACGGCATCTTCTGATTACAACGTCCTGAAGGCTGAAGGTTCAGCTTCTGATGTGACTGCCGCTGCAAAGAACAACTCAAACGGACTGGCTTCCGGTCTCTGGATGGAGCAGCAATACAATGTTGCGAGCTCGAACCAGTTCGATATTGCGACAGCTCGCGGTTCTGACCCTGGAACGAAGTTCGTTCAAATCTTCGGAAAGGCTGCTGCTGGCGTAAGCGAATCGACTGCCTTCAATATCATCAAAGAGGCGTGTCTTTATACGCCAGATAACGTGGCTGAGAACGCTCCTTCTGCTCCAGTCGATGGCAAGGTTGGAAAGAGCAATGACAGCGTTCTTGGAAACAGAGCGAAGCTGAGATTCCGCATCTATCTTCGTCAGGCATTTGCAGACGGCGGTATCTTCCAGGCAAGTATGATTGCTCGTTTTTCATACACAGCTTAATCATCAAGAGAGGAAACAAGATGTTGCTTCTCTCACAGAAAATCGAAAACATTCGCGGCTTGCGGTGGAAGTTTGAGTACACTGACAAGCCTGCAAGAATCGGTGGGTGGGATTACACTGGCGATGACCCTCTGCTTCAGGCTTGGAGACAGCCAAAGGAAGGACTCCTATTTGCTGTTCTTGAGGCCAAGGACTTCAATCAAGTCATTCATCGCGTTTATGAGTGTCCAGGCCAAGACTTCTGCAATTTTCAATGGGAAATGGAAGCCTCTGTTTCATTGACCGGCAAAGTTGGCAGTCATCGACAAGTCGGACTGACTCTCGTATCACGTTCAGAACGCGCTACAATCTTCAAGAATGGAAGCTGCCAGATTGAAAAACGGCAAGCAGACGATTTAGACAACCATTATTTGTATGGAAAGGTTTAACAAATGCCACAGACTACAACTCTCTATGGTCGTCAGGACGTTGCTTGGCCAGACTTAGGTTCGGACCCAGGTTCAACACTTCACGGCCAGATAACTTCTGCCATCGGATTTCTGAGCAACAACGTCACGGCTCGCTGGTCTGGCAGTCTGACTCTTGCGGCTTCAGCAACAAGCGACATCATTCATAACTTCAATTCGAGTTTGTCGAATCTGAAGTATTTCGTTGTTGAGTCTGGAGTCCCGCTTTCGAAGTCGGCTCAAGATTCCAGTTATCTGTTCACGTTGGTTGATGCTGATACGATTCGCGTTCAGAACATTACAGGCGGTTCAAAGACTTTCGAGGTTTATGTTTACCCAACTGCCTTGAATATCAGAACGGCTGACCTTGACCCTGCCATTGATGTTGACACTTCTGGAAAGCTCTCGATTGGCGGCAGATTCGCTTCCAGTCAAATCGCAAGCGGAGCAACTGGTTCAAACCAGACTTTGCCTGACCCTGCTGCTATGGCTTACACGCTGACAGATGCGAACTTGGTTTCGGTTGATGGAATCACAGCGCCGGTCGATGGCAAAGGCAAGGTTGTCATTTACCACAACGTCACAGGGAACACGGTTCAGTTCAACAATGCGACCGGCACAGCAGCGAACCAGATTCTCACTGGAACCAGTGCGCCTTTGCAGCTCGCTGCCAATGCTTCAATCATTCTCAGATACGATACTTCGGCTTCAAAGTGGCGAGTCATCGGTTCAACTGGAGGCGGAGGAGCAGAACTTTCCGTCACTCAAGCGAACTCGTTCACAGTCGGACAGGCAATCTATTTCAACGGAACAAACTGGGTAACGGCTCAAGCAAACTCGCTTTCGACCGTTGCTCTTGGCGTTGTGAAATCGAGAACGGCGACAAACTTCATTGTGACTCTGCTTGGTGAAGTCACAACAAGCGGCCTGGTAGCTGGTTCGCTTTACTATCTTGACGCAACAACTGCCGGTGCATTGACGCCAACTGAACCATCTGCACCAAACTTCAGCCAGCCAATCGGTATGGCTCTCTCGTCAACGAAGCTGCTTGTTCAGGTTCAAAGAGCTTTGGATTTGCGCGGACCAGCTCCAACGGTAAACACTCAAACATCATTGACGGCTGGTGGAACAATCACTCTGTCAGTCGCAGCGCATGAGGAGCAGATTCTCGTTGGAACGGCAACGTCTGGAGGAGTTACACTGGCAACGGCAGCTTTTGGCTCAACCGCGCCAGTCAATGGTAAGAAGGTCATTCTGATTGGAAACTCGGACACGAATCCAATTGTATTGCTTTCCGACACCACGCCGATTGCGAAAGGAATTTGGCTCAATGGTGACATTCAGCTTGGCAAAGGTAAGGTTCTGACCTTGAGGTATAACTCAACGCTTGATGCTTATTTGGAATGCTCTCGCAACGCTTAATTTTTAGGAGGCTATCTTATGAATTGGAAATTACTCGGAGCAATGGCCGCGCTGATTGGAGTCGGCGCTTCTGTTGCACTCGGACAAGGCACAACGTCAACTATCGTTCAAGGCGATTACATCAGCAACGTATTCGGCCAATCAAACTTCGTTAAGAATCCGAATGCGAAGTTGAATACGAATGACGTGACCGTATCATCTGCGACTGTTTCAAGGTCGCCAACGACAGCGCTTGTCGC